GCCTGCTTTGTCTGTTGCTGCCGCCGATTGGCCGCCCGACTTGGTGATACCGTCTAGTGACTTCTCTGACTTTTTAAGCGATCCGGCGGCACTGCTGGCGCTCTTGTCGGCTTTATCAAGCGATTGCTTTAAGTCATCAACGCCACTACCGGCACTGCCGAGCTTCTTGCCGGCCTTGTCGGCACTGGCGCCTAAGTCCTCAACCGACTTGGACGCATCCACACTGGTATCGTCCACGCCCTCGAGGTCAGAGCGAAACTTACGCAGCGTATCGCCGGCCAAGTCCTTAGCTTTAATGACGATATTTAGAATGGAGTCTTTCAGTGCCATCAGATCACTCGATTACTCAAAAAAAAGGGCACCGCGAGGTGCCCAAACCCGCTCGCGCGGTTACTGCCAAGCCAAGTGCGGGAGAGCTACGCGGCCTGCACAATCTTCATGTACTTAGACAGGCCGGTGCCGGTGACGCTAGAGTCACTGACCACATCAAAAGCGATCGGGATTTCGGCAAACTCAGAGCCTAAAAAGCCAAGGCCAGAGGTCGGGCTGATTTTTACGCGGTGGTTAATCACTGCCACTGGCTTGCCGCTTTGCGCATCGTTCAAACCGTCAAAGTGCAATTTAAACTCTTGGCCCGACTCAACCAGCGCCTCAACAATGGCACCGACCGATTTGGTGTAAGTGATCTTGACGCCGGTGTTATCAATTGAGCCATCGCCAATCACAACAATACCGGTGCTAGAGATCGTGTAATCAGTGTCCAGCGTTAGCGCAGCATCAGCCGCCGTCTTAACGGTAATGGATTCAGAGTGATCGGCGGGGAAGTCAAACGGGATAAGCTCGCCATCGGTGCCGGCGCTATTGTGCACTTCGTCGGTTACTTCGCCAGCGGTTACGGCTGTTACCGAGCCGCGCAACGCAAGTGCCAAGTTCTCGGGCGTGTAATCCACCAGCGTCATGCTGCCGGTGAATGAGCTAATCGAGCTGATCACGTTGGCGTTACCGCCGCCGGGCGTCATAAAGTTACGCTGCTCTTGCTTTTCTTCATCAAAAGCGTATACAAGCTGTGAGACGTTGCCGATGTTAAGCAAGCCGGTGCCAGAGCCGATCACTTCTAAATAAACGACACCAACGCCGATAAACGACATCTCTTTGTGGACTGCTGAAATGGGCATAAGAGCCTCCTAAATTGTTCCGCTAATAGTTTGGTTCCAAGTCACCGCCCACATGGCAATGCCTGATCGCTCGGTTTCATCGCTGTAGATGTTCTGAGCGCTGATGCTGCTATCCAACACCGCTTGGTAGGCTTCACTATTCCACCGGTTGCGGGTGATAACACTGATAAGTTTTTCCACAATGGTGATGGCGCTTTGCGCACGGTCCGGCCCCGTTTGGTCGCTGCAAATAACCACGGCAAACAGTTGCAGGTTGTGCTGAGCTTTGTTACCCATCGGGGTGATCTTGGTGCTTAAAATATCCTCGACTGCAACACGCACGGCTCGGGGCGCACGGGCAATCTGGCGTATTTCATCTTGTGTAAACCGGCCAGGGTGGGTCTCTACATCGTCCACCAAGTCAGCCAATGCGGTTTTAAGCTGCGCCGTCACCTCGGCTAAAAATTCGTTAATCATCAATAATTTCCTCTGCCCAGCGTTCGGCCTCGGTTTCGATCTTACGCACCAGGCGGTCACCAAAGCCCAAGAACTGTCGAGCGGGTATCACCACTTGCTTTACCTGCACAAACTTGCCACCAATTTTGAACTTTAGGTACTTGCCGTTTTTGGGTTTGATGGTCGCGCCAAAGTTATGCGTGGCTGCGTATTTAACGTTGGTGCCCACGGTGGCCTCGTCGTCGCTGGCGTCCATCATTATCGAGTTACGCAAGCGGTTGGTATTTAACAGCGGCTTACCTTTGCGGTGGGTAATGGGTGCCCATTGCTCGCCGTGCGGCGTTTGGCTGCGGCGAAAGTTCATTAGGGTGTCGGTGTGGGCAACGCGGCCGGTTCGCTCCATTAACGATTTGGTTTTGCCAAAGCGCATGGCTTTATCGATCAAGGCGTTAACGTCTTTTGCGTCCAACTCAAAGCTAATGCTCACTTAAAAGCCTCGCAAAGAATCCATCGTGAATACGCGGTCGGCATCGGCCTTCATTACTTCGACGGCCGAACCGGCAGCAGAAGGCGCGTTAGGGTCTTTCAAAGATGCGCGGCCATTGGCGATATCACGCAGCGTCTTAACGGCCTGTTCGTAGCGCTTTTCGACTTCCTCAAGCGGGCGCTCATCGTAAAGCCGGTACCGAGCAATATCCGCGCACAGGCGCTTTAGCAAGTCGGGTGCGGGGCTCATGGGCACGGTGTAGCGACTGCTCAAGTAAGCATCTATTTCGTCGCTGGCATCAGCTAACGCAACGTCAACCACGTCAGTGTCAATCGCTTTGTCACGATCACGGTCAGCGATACGGAGCATTTCCGCATCGCCAAACCGTGATTTCATGTCTGCTAAGTTGCAGTAAGGCATTACTTCTTAGCGCCTTTAGCTTTAGCGTCGGCTTCAGCCTTGGCTTGTGCTTCCGCTTCGGCCTCTGCCTTGGCTTTTTCATCAGCGGCTAGTTTATCGGCCGCTTCTGCCTCGGCACGTGCCTGCGCTTCGGCTTCAGCCTTGGCTTGTGCTTCGGCGTCATTGCGAGCATTCGGGTTGTGCTTGCTAATAGCGTGCGCTTTTAACAGCGGCTCGGCTTCGGTATCGGTTAGCTCAATGGTTTTGGTGTGACGCTGCTTGTTGTGGCGCACGGGGTTTAAACAGTAATAGGTTTTGCGAGACATGGTTACTCTCCAAGCGGGGCCAAAAAAGGGCCGGTCATGTTAGGACCGGCCAAGGGGGGGCTGTTAGCTAGACGCTACAACGTTCTCTAAAAAGTAAGCCGCATCTTTAGCCACAATGCGCTCTTCGACCATCTCACCCACACGAACGCGGGTGCCGCCTTCTAGGCCGATGTTGCGGTCCTCAAAGGTGCCAGCAACGCGGCCCTTGTACTGGGCAGTCCAGCCAAAGGTAATGCCACGGTTTGGGCGCGCCTGCGGGTTTAGGTAAATCAGTGCGCAGTGGTTGCCCCACACCTCGGACAGGGTCATGTCCTGGCCTACGTTGGCGGTGTTGTTTTTGGCGCGGCCCACTAAAATCTCATCAAGCTCAAACAGCTCTTTGATAAACGACATGGGCACAATGCCAGACGATCCAACAGCGCCGTTGTAGGCTTTTAAGATCGCGGGGTTACGACGCAACGCCAGCGATGCAAGGCCGTTAATAACCATGGTATTGGGGCGTATGATCGGCGTCTCTAGGCCTTCGGTGATCTGCTCAATAGGGTCGCTGGTACCCGCTGAGTCGTTCCACTGATCGTTACCACTGATGGTATCTTTGCTGGTGTAGTTGGCTTTAGTATGTACCAGCCGCGCCACGCGTACTTCACGATCCAGCATAATCAGATCAGACAAATTTTCCGTCGCGTCACTGATCGGGTCGATGTCGGTATTTCTCGCGGCATCGATGTCGGCCTGTGGGATCGGGTCTTCTAAACCGTAATCGCTCACCATGCCGCTTAGCTCGGTCGCGCCAAACTCAATTTCGTTCACGCGGCCCTTGCGGCCAACGCTGGTGTTAGGCACGGTAAAGCGGTCTTTTTTGTTGTAAACGGTGTACTTGTACTCGCGCGCGCCAACGCCAATGCGCGGCAATACACGGTCGCCAATGTACTCTGAGTTTGAGTACGACAGCGCGATTGCTGTGCGGACCGGATCTGTCTTAAAGGGTGCATTCGCCATGATGGTTCTCCAGTTAAATTTGTTCGCTTATCGGTTAGCCGCCGGTAGCAGGGTTAATGCCAGGGGCCAGCAGCACGCTGATAATGTCATCTGCCTCGGCGGCGGCGGTCAAAGCAACGCCGATCACGCGGCTTGCAGCAGCACCCACGGGCACAGCACGGCTGGCAGAGTCCGATGTAAGCGAGTCGCCAGCGGTCACCGCAGAGCCTGCGCGCACCTCGGTAACGCCGGCCATAATCACATCACAGCGCTTGTTGTCCTGTGTGCCGATCTGGGTGGTAACGCCAAACAGCGCATTACTGGCAGCGGTAGCCGCAGCCACCTCGCCATCGTTTGCGCCCGGCTTAACCAGCAAGTAGCCA